AATACTTTACGTCCTCAAGCTCTCCAAGATTTTGTCCACCTGGGAGCGTAGTGATTTCAGTACCTCTTCCACCTTCACGTCTTGGGAGCCAGAAGTCTTCGAGCATCGACATAAATTTTCTGTCGTCTCGGATTTCCCCTGTGTCGGCATTGTATACAAGTTTGTTTCTATAACGGGACATCACCTCACGGAGGTATTGTTCCGCTTTTTGTTTGGGAAGATTGCCCACGTCAATGTAGAAAATTCTACGTTCTGGTGCGCGGGACAAACGATAGATCACAAGACTGTCTTCAATCATTCTAAGTTGATTGAGAGCTTTGATTGCCTTGTGCAAATGTGACATAATCACATTCTTGTTCATATCCTTCAGACCAGAGTGGCAGAAGGCAATAGCATCAGGAGCAACCTTGATACCAGCAGTCTCTGCCGCTCGCAGACCTTTCGGATTGTAAACGTAATATTCAGCAGACTTAGGAGCGAGGTTCGACTCCATAGTGCGCGGATCGACAAACTGCTTATCCTTCGGACGCTCCAGCTCGATGACCTTGCGAATCTTACGCGGGTCAATGTATCTAAGTTCTGTGATACCACGACGAGGTGACTTTGTATCGATCACCTTGTGGTAATAAAGTTTCCCGTCAATATACCACCGACGGAAAATGTCGTATGCTTTCTTGTCAAAGTCAAGAAGGCGAAGAACATTCTGAAATTCTTCTCGGATACGCTTCTTAATTGATTGACTTACTTCGAGGTTGGACAGTTCGATGTCCACTGGAGTATCATCCAGTTCACCTGCGATTGCTTCGTTGACAACATCGTCGATAGCGCGGTCACATTCTGGATGAATGGACATTTCTCGGTAGCGACGAATCAAATCGTTTTCGTCTTTGTAACTACCATCTAGGTCGATAGCAGTGCCAAAGTATCCACCGCCTGCTACGGGAGTAGCAGCATCATCTGACTCTTTACGCACGAAAGAAGGGCCAGGAGACTGACCCTTCTTAGCACGCTCAAGAGAATAACCAAATAACTGAGACATTGATATGCCGTGTAATTCCTTATCAGATCTATTTATCTGATTTAGAAATCACTTAGTTTTGGGCATTACCAGTGTTGATGTCAGTATCGTAGGTCCAGTATTGAACTTGGAACTCGACGGTGTACTCTTCAGGAGTATCGTTGTTGCCCCAATCCAGATCAATCGCGCTGATGTTGCTTGGCCAAATACCTTCAAACTTGTAGGTACGGATGACGCTACCCTTGCGATCCATCTGTCTAACCTTTGCCATTGCCTGATAGTCAGCGATGGTGTTAGCGTTCTGGAAGTTTTGCTGGAGTGCTTGAATATTGGAAGACCAAGATTCAAAGAATGCACGGAACTTGAAGGACTGGTCGTTAAGAACAGTCACGGTCCAAGGTTCAAATGTGCGGTCACCAGCGATCTTCAGCATACGACCACGGTAAGGAACCTCAACAACACCCACTGTAGAAGCGGGGATGTTTGCTGCCTTCACAAGGAAGGTACCGAAAGCGGATGCGTCAGCTGCGTTAAGTTGGGATGCACCTGCCGAATTCTCCACTCCATCGAGTGCAGAACCAGCGATACCGCCAGACTGAGGGGTAACCCCGTCCTGAAGGATCGGGGGTGCATAAATTTCGACTTGGAATAGGTTAGGACGTGCAAAGTCTCTAACTTGATCGCGGAAGGTGAAGATCGGAGCTCTTACCGAGCTCTGCTCCACTTGTCCTGGTTGTGCTTCTGCCATTGTTTTCTCCTAGTTAATTCTCTTGAGATCAGTTAGTAACTTCAGCGAAACTAGAACCAGTTCTAGTTGCAGTGAAGGTGAGGGTGATGTAGTTGATCGAGCGGGTCGGCTTCACGAAGATCTCCGCGAAGAATTCGCCACGGTCGATTGCTTCTGCAGGGTTGTTGCTAGTGTCGCAAACAACCAAGAAGTCGATGATGCCACGACGGGACTGGACGGAACGCAGGAAGGGTTCCACAATGTTCTTGAACGAAGCGCGAGTAAACTCGTCATTCAGTTCAAACAGTTGTGTCTTAGCAGCGGACGCGATTGCATCTTCCAGAACCAGGAACAGACGACGGACGTTGATTCTGTCGAATGCGGACTGGTAAGAAAGAGCAGTCTTGTCACCGAAGAGGACGATACCCTGACCAGGGAATGCCACGACGGGGTTGACACGTGCTGCGTACAAGCGATCTCTGTGATCCTTCAGAGGGGAGTAAGACAGTTTGATTGCGTTACGGAGTTGTCCTCTGTTGAAACCAGCAGGAGAGAACCAAGCCTCAGAGTTGAGGGTTGTGCTCAGAACAAGACCTGCAACGTCAGCGTTACAAGGGATGTAACGATACTTGTCGTTGTACTTGTCGTAGATGTACTTGTAGTTGTTATCGAACACCGCGTAAGAGGTGCTGCTCAACTGATTGAAGAAGTCAATCGTACGGTTGACGATGACGTTAGTGTCGGACTGACCGATCACATCGCCACGTGAGGGAGAAACAAATGCGAGGCAATCCTTACGGGTTGCTGCAATGTCAATGATCTTCTGTGCTTTAGCGACTGTATCGCTAGTGTCTGCCATCGAGGGACCCATCAGGATGTAATCAACATCGATGGTTTCCTTGTCAGCAACCAGGTCGTAAGAACCGAGGATCTCGCCACGTGCCAGGGTGTAACCGTCAGCACCACCTTGGAGGTGGAAGGTTGCGGTAGAACCGTGTGCAGTACCGATGATCTCGCGACCAAGGGATGTTTCGTTAGTCTTGATAGCAGCAGTTTGCTTGATCAGGTCGAATGTGCGGGACACACCAGACTGACCGAAACCACCGTTGTTCACGGAGTCAACGTCAAAGATGCTGCCAGTTTCGTGAGAACCCCAGTAGATGTACTGAGAGTTGTTCTTGATAACGTCTGCATAGTAGACTGTCTCGCCCTGTGTACCACGTGCGTCAGTTGCCTTAGACACGAACAGGAACTTCTCAAGGACAGATCCAGGAGTACCAGTCAGTTTGCCGTCACCATCAAGGATGAGGATGTGCATCTGGTCATCAGCACCACCACGGTCAGCGACCCAAGGAGATGTGCCAGGACGAGGTGCGACAGATGCCCAACGCTGACCACCACCGAAATAACGCTCGTCATACTCAGAGCGGACGGAAGCAACGTTTACGTTAGGTGAACCAGAAGCGTTGTCGTCAGACAGGGTGTAGTTTGCTTCGTAGCGGTTTGCGTTTGCATCGTTGATGACGTGCAGTTGACGGTCGATAGACTCGACAGTTGCCTTGTCACCAGTTCTTGTACCACCAGTCTCAGCGGTCCAGAGTGCGATCACATCGCCAACTTCCAGCACGTCAGAAGACAGTGAGTAGTTAACGTCGATCTCAATCTTGCGAGTCAGTGGATCGTATGCTTTAACCTGACCTTGGACAGGGATGGAGACTGCGCTACCATCTTCTGCTCTCCAATACTCGTTGACGTTGAAGTCACCAGTAATGGTTCCAGAGTCCAGAGTTGCAACGATGTTGTAACGATAGATCTTAGCGGTAGCGTTTGCTGCGCTGTAGGAAACATCAGTTGTGCTGCCGAATTCCCACTCAGCAGTGGTAGGTTGTGTGAGAGACAGGATCTGGTCTGCACCAGCGTCAGTCATCACAACACGGAGGGAGTTACCGTAGAGACCAGGGTGACGTGCACCGAACTTCCAGGAGTTGGAACCAGACTCAACGCTGGACTCATACTCTTCAAGGTTCTTGATGAGAGGAGCAACCACACCAGAGGAAGTGGTTTCGTTGATTGTGGTCTTGGAAGCAGTAACAGTCAGTTTGGTGACGGTCTGAGAATCGGTCTGTGCTGCTGCGGTAGTACCGAGTTCGCCACGAGTGACGGTCAGGTCATTACCAGAGATGCCAGAAACGCGAAGAATTTCGTCAGAGATCTTGATGTAATCGTTGATCGTCACACCCAGTGTTGCCACAGAGGTCACGGTCAGAGTTGTACCACCAGCTGCCAGAGTACCGCCCTGGTTCATTGTGGTGCTTGTGCCTGCATCTTCGATCAGAGTGACAGCAGCGCCACCAGCGTGAGAAGTTGCTGCGGTTGCGAGTTGACCACGTTGGACAGTCAGGTCGTTACCAGTGATAACTGTAACGCGAAGAATTTCAGCGTCGATCAGCAAGAAATCGTTCTGTGCGATGTCTGCAGAAGATGCCACTGTCAAAGTGGTGTCCGATGCACTGAAAGTTGTGACTGTAGTCTGAGCAGTATCAATCGCGTTCTTCAGCGCGGCGCTGTTAGCACGGATGACTTTGAGGGTTCCGCCGTAAAGAAGGAACTGTGATGCTGTATACCAGTATTCGTAGTTGTAGTCGTTGGGGCGTCCAAACACAGAGAGAAGTTCTTTCTCTGATGTAATGTCAACAATCTTGTTGACGGGACCCTTTTCAAAGGAACCGACGATCACCGCAACATTATCAAGGGTTGCGTTTGCAACCGTAGTCAGATCCTTTTCAAGAACAACGACCCCTGGCGAAAGTTGGGTAGATGCCATTGCTTAATCTCCTGAAAATTCTTCAAATCTTTTCTAATAATATTTAGAATTACCGATGTTTCAGGAGGGGAAACAGAACGTGAACATTACCAGTCTGGGTAGTCAGTTTCCAGTCTGGTTCTATATCTTCTCCTCTTCCTACTTTTACTGACTCTCTTTATTGTGCAATACTTACACTCGTATGAATATGCTGATGGGTTCGACCCTCTATCAGGTCTTGTCTTATAGAAATGTTCTAGTAAATCGAGCTTGCGAAGACACGTCCTGCACTGTCGTTCTTTGAACAGGAAATGCTCTAGTTCAAACTCATCATCTAGATTCATCTATATTCCCACATAAAGGATCTATCACCATACTCATCAGTATGCCACACCTGCCCTTCTGGATCGACGAATGAGGTCTCTTGTAGACCATCATCCATAAACCCAAATGGTGCCATATCTGCTTCGATCGCTTCACGCTGTTCTTGATACATCCTTGCTCGGATGTCATTATCGTGCAGTTCCTTAAAGTAATCCTGCACTGCCAACCAGGAGAACATTACCAGACACATTGCCAAGTCATCGTGACAACCTTCTTCTGCCTGCCAGGACTGTCCTTTCTGAATGAACGTAGTCAGTTCAGCAATGATGTCATAGTCAGACAGCAATAGTTTGTCAGCTTCAATCAACTGCTTAAGGTTAGAACATCCAACCTTCTTAACTGCGGTTGACATCTTGACTCCAAGTTGTACCTTGCCACCAGAGAATCCTTGACCAACAACCTGACCAGCACGACCACGCATTGCTGCCATCAGGAGGTTGTCATATTCAAGATCGTATTGTATGATGTCTGCAACTTGACCACCGATGTCATTAACCTCCACAAGAACGTAAGCGTGATTATACGCTTTAGCAGTCTCAGTAATAATATCGGGGAATAGTAATGGTTTTATTTCGTTATTTCTATACTTCGCTACCAATTTATATGGTACAGTCGTAGTATCGAAAACAGTAAATGCTGAGTAGTCACCATCGATTCCTCTGGCAACGTCAACAGTCATCGTATAATTATGATCTTTTTCTGGTTGTGTGTAAACATCCAAACCATTACTGCTTGTTGCTGGATCATCGTATGCCATCACACGCAACTTGCTTGGCGAGATCAGGGTATCAACAGATCCCAGGAACTCACATTCAAACTCAACACGGAACTGCTGTTCGGACGTGTTGCGGATAGTTTGTTCTTTCCACTTCTGATCTCTTCCTGGTACCTGAGACCAGTGAACTTCTGTAGGAATATATTCGTTAGTACCACGCTCGGCATCGTGCCAAAGCTTGTAGTACATATTCATCCCGTGTGGGGTAGAGATGATAATAACTTTGGTAGATTTACCAGACGAAATAGTAGGATAAACAGAACTAAAGAACTGCTCAGCAATATTATTCGGAACGAACGCAAATTCGTCCAGAAAAATAACATTGAAAGACATACCCCTGACGGCAGAAGCAGAAGTAGATGCAGCCAGGATACGAGAGCCGTTCTCCAGTTCCACTGACCCTCGGTTCCACGCAATAATACCTTGCTGCATCCACTTAGGAAGATTCTCGTAAGAGAGTTGTAAGCGTCCAAGCATCTCTCTAGCGGTTGCTGCTTTGTTTGCGAGGATTGCGACATTAACGTTATCAGTAAAAATCACGTACCACAAAAGGTACGCTGTAACAACAGTGGACTTACCAGACTGACGAGGTAGTTTAGCAATATTAAATCTATTCTCGTGGAAGTTTGTGACCATCTTCTCTTGAAAATCATACAAGTTGAAGTTGATCACACCCTCATCCAGAGAGACAATCTTGATATAATTTTTGATGAAGTAGACTGGATCTTGGCTGCACTTAATAAACTCCTCCACCTGTTCAGGCGTGAAGTTAGTTGTAGCGTTTGCTTTCTTTAGGTTAGGATTACCTAAGTATACAGATTTATCAGTCGTCATCTAAATGTTCATCCTCATAGGTAGATGGTTCATCAAATAATTCATCCATCTTTAATTTATGTATTCTTTCTGACAATTCTTTGTAATCCTCGTCAGGTAGTTTATCGAACTTAGCAGTCATCAGAGTTCCAGTATCTCCTTTGAGTTCAGAAATTTCAGGATGTGATTTATAGTTTGGTTTCTTTTGATAACCAGCACGTTCCCCCATAATCATCCAACCTTGAATGACCATAGAAATAGCAATACCCATTAGTACCAACCAAGGTACAAAAAAGAGTATATGGTAATCCATTTATTCGACTAGAGTACCGTACCTTCTTCTAATCTCACGAAGCTCTTCAAAATCTTTCTTCTTTGTACCACCGTCATATTCCCAAGCATACCCTTCGGTAATCATCTGCTCGTTCAATGATAGTTCTG